TTCATTCTTGTTATGGTTTCTTACAAGATTACACCATACTACATCTTTACTCATTGTTTTCTCCTTTGTTATCATCAGCTTTGTTGCATAGTTTCAGCTAACTGCTGATCATTTGTTAGTTGATATTCACGAGTTTCAGCAACATCTGTTACTTGTCTATATGCTCGTAAATTATTTCTCATTAGAAAATCAACGTCTTTTCTAATTAAATCTTTAACTTCATTAAATTCAGCTAAAGAGTTAGTTGCTTTCAAAGCACGTTTCATTTCTTCTACATCTATAGTATCATCCATATATGTAGGTTCTTCTTCAGATTGCTCTGTAGAATCTTCTTCAAATGGTTTAGCTTCGTAACCATCTTCATCTTTGATACCTGTTTTAAGATTTAATAAATTTAAGAACGCATACTTTCTTGAGTATGACATAGCTTGTCCGGTCCCAAACATACTAATATCTCCGAATGATGAACAGCCATCAATAAGTATATGTTGTGTTGGATCTTCAACATCATAAACTTTCATAGTACAAACGACCATAACCTTTTTAATATTAGGTACGATCTCTGTTAAATAATTACACGTTACATACAAGTCATTATCTAACAATGCTTGTGTTGCAGTTGCTTGAACATCATCATGTAGTAATGGATTGAAGTGCATCCCATTTTTCTTTTGACCTTTAACTACACTTTTTGCGCTCAAACAAGCAGCATGAAGTTTTTGGTATATATTTTGTTTAGTCATGTTTTATTCCCCATAGGTTAGTTATTAGTTTTAATTGTTCCGGAGCTAAATCTTTATAATAAAAAAAATGGTTCATGTCTGGTGGCTCACACATCAATGCAAGTTCAGACAGATTACCTTTGCAAAACATAATCATACGTTCCCAAAGTATAATCTTTTCAACCATCTTAAAGTATAAATGCTCCAGATGTTCTTTCTTCATTAACTCATGCGATTGATCAAAGATGATATGATCTTTATCATTTACATAAATTAAATATGGTACCTTCTTGGTAGTCATATAATAAAATGAAGTCTGTGTTAGGTTATCTATTGCAGGTTCAGTGGGTAGTTCTTGTGTACTCATGTACCACTCATCCTTGTTCTTAACCTTTCTAACATTCGGTGGTTTTGTTTTTAATTCTATAAATAATTTTTCTGTCAGATAATCTACTCTACCGGTTATCGGTTTGATCATGGTAAATTCTTTGTGATCAACATATTTTTCGCAAACTAATTTATCAGTTCCTACTAAATCTTTCACTATTTTTTTTGTAATACCTATACAATCATGTGCATAACTTACCATTTCTTTTCTTGCAAATTCATCTTTACTATCTACCGGGTCCTTTTTATTAATTTCTTCTAGCTCTTTATTAAAACAAACATTATAATCCCGGTCCCACTCTGCAGCGACAGAAGTTTTTGTCTTATATAAAACATCTGCAATTAATCTTTGTACTGTATTGTTTACAAGATTGCCAAAGTTAGGCTTGTATCTCCATGACCAACTTCTTCTAATTTTTTCTGGAAAAGTATATTGAATTAAATTTTTTGCAAAAGGTGTAGAGGTAGAAGAATAAGACCAATGATCTAATCCATCTCCACCATTAAATATTGCAAATGCTTGTTCTATTAATTGTTCTTTTGTTTTTTCTCTGAGTTTCATAAGTTCCTTTAGTTTTCCACTATCTATACACATATTTTTTTTGTTGTAAAGAAAATAATATAATATATATAGATACATATCAGATAAAGAAAGGACTTATGACACTTGAAGAATATCGTAAAAAGAAAGGTTTATCCTACTATAATTTTGGACTTGAGCTTGGCATTGTAGGTGTACAAAATCCCGGCACGTCAGT